ATTCAGAGTGGAAAGAAAAAGAAAATATATGATGACAAATATTGGAGAGACTATCTAGCACCAAAAATACTGAAACGTGATAATCATGAGTGTCAAGAGTGCAAGAAAGAGGGAAAGCTAACAATAAAAGAACATGGCAAGAAGTTAGACATACATCATATAAAAGAGATTAAAGAATATCCAGAGTTAACATATGTAGAAAGTAATCTATTGACTGTATGTGTTCATCATCACAATATATTAGATAATAAGAATCAGTTTAATATAGAGAGACGAAACAAAAACAAGTTTATAAATGAAGAAAGGTGGTAGCTATGACAAAGAAGATAGAAGAAGAAATAAGAGAAGCGGAAATAAAGACAGAAGAAATATCTAAAGAGATAGATACAAACGAAGTCAATACAAAAGCTAATACAATAAACAATGTCAAGATAGAAATGTATAAGAAAGAATATACACTAGAAGAATTAATAAAGATAACTGATAAGAAGAACAAAACATTAGATGAATTTGAAGTATCAAAGAAGTTTAAATTATTAATAAGAAACTATTACGACGGAATAATGTGGGCGATACTTAAACCTTGTTGCGGAAAACATTATACTATAGAAGACTTAAAGAAGAAGCTAAGGGAAGCGGATTCATATAAGGTAATAGACATAAGATGTAGCAGAACAAATATTCGTTTTAATAAAGAAACAGTCGATACAGTAATAAAATTAATAGAAAAATATGAATTAGCTTAACGTAGATACCCCCGTCGAAAACTTTTACGATAAAAAAATGGAAGCGGTCGAACGGGGAGTGTATAAGTAAACAGAAAAATGTGTAAAATGAAAAAAATAAAAAATGGAGGGCATTTAATGGCAAGACCGAATAAAAAAATGACAAAGAGAAAAGATACAGAAGGAGCTTTGTTATTAGCTTTGCAACAATCAAGTAATACAGCTCAATATTACAAAGACCAAGTGGACGAATATATGAAATTTTATGATGATTTAGCATTAATAAACAAGTCATTAAGTAAATATAAGGACGAAATTGATGATTCTGATGAGTATACTAAATTAGTAAAAGAAAAACGATTGATTACAAAAGAAATGAGAGGAATACTGACATTTCTAAATATCACGCCAGATGGTGATAATTATGTTCCAAGCGAAGACGAAGATTTATAGTAAATACATAAATCCTTATATAGACAAGATTTTAAATAATGAAGTAGAACATTGCACAGAACAAGAATTAATGATAAAAAATATAGTAATTCCAACATTAAACAGGGATGATATTTATATTGATGAAGAAAAAATAGAAAAAGGATTAAGTTTACAAAAATATTTTCCATACAAACTGATTGAATGGGAAATATTTTTATTTGCATTAATCGTAGGAGTATTTTTAAAGCAGAATGAGTATATTGATATATTCTTCAAGGAAATAAATGCTATTGTTGGAAGAGGAGCAGGAAAGAATGGGTTTATTTCTTTTTTGTGTTTTTATTTTTTATCTCCTTATCATGGAGTTCAACATTATGATATAGATTTGTTAGCTAATAGCGAAGAACAAGCAAAAAGGTCATTTAAAGATGTTTATGAAGTAATTACTGATAATTATGATAAAAAAAATAATAAAAAGAAACTGGAAAAGCATTTTTATGCAACTAAAGAGGCAATTTTGGGAACAAAAACAAAATCAATACTAAAATATAATACATCAAGCAAAAGAGGAAAAGATAGTAAAAGAACAGGATGTGTTATATATGACGAAAAACATGAATACCAAGATAGCAAGAACATAAATACTTTAAAGTCTGGACTAGGAAAGACAAAATTTGGAAGAGAAATAACAATAACAACAAACGGACATGTAAGAGGCGGAGTATTAGATAAAGATTTAACACGATTCAAGGATATTCTTAAGGAATATAATCCACAAAATAGAACTTTAGTTTTTTGGTGCAAAATTGAAAAAGAGGACGAATGGAAAAATCCTAAAAAATGGATTAAAGCAATTCCAAGTATAAACGATTTTCCAGAATTAAGATATACAATAGAAAAAGAAGTATTGGACATGCCATACAATCAAGATTATTTTCCAGAATTTATGGCGAAAAGAATGAATTTCCCAATCGGAAACAAGGAAATTGAAGTAGCAAAGTGGGATGATAATGTAGCTTGCAATCAAGGATTAATAGATTTAGAGGGATGTGAATGCATAGGTGGATTAGATTATGCAAAAACAGATGACTTTGTAGCGGTATGCTTACTATTTAAAAAACAAGAAATGTATTATGTAATACATCATACATTTATATGCAAAAAAAGCAGAGACTTACAAGGAATCAAAGCACCATTAAAAGAATGGGAACAAAAAGGCGATTTAACTTTTATAGACGATGTGGAAATTCCACCAAGTGTAGTTGTAAACTGGTTTTTTGAAAAATCAAAACAATACAAAATAAAAAAAATTGCAATAGATTTTTTTAGATTTAGTTTAATGAATTTAGAATTGAAAAAAATAGGATATGATGCTTATGAAAAGAAAAATGTAAAATTAGTAAGACCAAGCGACATTATGAAAGTATCTCCAATAATTAATAGTATATTTGTAAATCGTAATTTTGCATGGGGAGATAGTCCAATTATGAATTGGTATGTTAACAATACAAAAAAAATAATGAACAATGGAAATATAACTTATGGAAAGATAGAAGAAAACTATAGAAAAACTGATGGATTTATGGCATTAGTGAGTGCTATGACATTAAGTGACGAACTATCAGTTACAAATGAAAATGCACAAATATTTGATTCAATAGATTTTTAGAAAAGAGGAAATAAATGAGTATAAAAGATATGTTTGGAAGATTTTTCAATAAAAATGATACATTCTACAATACTTATTCAGCAGAAATAACAGCAAAAGAAATATTTTATAAAGAATTAGCAATAGCTACTGCAATAAACATTATAGCAAAGTTAATAGTCAATTCTGAATTTAGGACATATAAAGATAAAAAAGAAATATTTCAGTATACTTACTATAGATTTAACGTAGAACCGAATCAAAATCAAAATTCTAGTGAGTTTTGGTCGGATTTAATAATGAAATTATTTTATGATAACGAAGCACTAATTATTAAAGAAAATGGAATGTATTATATTGCAGACTATTTCACGAAGAATGACAGAACTTTATATCAAACATTTTTCACAAATGTAAGTATTGGAAGTTTAAATTTTAACAAAACTTACTATATGGAAGATGTTTTTTATTTTAGATTAAACAATTCAAAAATAAAACAATTATTAGACGGTTTGTACAACAGTTATGGAACATTAATAGCACAATGTATTAGTGACTACAGAAAATCAAGAGGAATAAGGGGAAAAGTAAAATTGAATACAACGTGGTCTCAAAAATTTGAAGACCAAGAAAAACTACAAGAAGCAATAAGAAAAAAGTTCCGTTCTTATTTTTCGTCAGACAATTCAGTAATACCAATGGAAGAAGGTTTTGACTTTGTAGAAAGTGAAAGGAAATCATCTACATCATCAGAAGATGTTAATAAAATTGTAGATGGAATATTTGATATTGTGGCGATTGCTTTTAATATACCAAAAGGCATCATAAAAGGGGAATTGTCAGAAATTAGCGAAGAAACAAAGAATTTGCTAACAATAACAATTAAACCAACAGCGAAGTTAATAGAAAATGAAATTAATCGTAAACTTTATGGAGAATTAGCGTATATAAAAGGTTCCAAGCTAAAAGTTGATATAAGTAAAATAGAATATCATAACTTGTTTGACATTTCTGGAAAAGTTGATGTTTTAAAAAGAAATGGATTTTCACATAATGACATATTAAGAGCTTTAGATGAAGAATTAATTGACGAGGAATGGGCAAATGAGCGATATATTACAAAAAATTATGAAAAGCAGAAAGGAGGGAAACGATGAATAAGTTTTATAATTTTGAAAAAAAGACTGAAACAAGTGCAGAATTATATATTTACGGAACAATAACATCGTATGAATGGGACGAACAAGATGTTTCTGCGTGGGGATTTAAAAAGGATTTAGAAAACTTAGGTGAAGTATCAGAAATAAATGTTCATATAAATTCTTATGGCGGTTCAACTTTCGAAGGATTAGCAATATATAATCAATTAAAACAACATAAAGCAAAAATAAACATATATGTTGATGGGATTGCAGCGTCATCAGCTTCAATAATAGCGATGGCAGGAGATAAAATCTATATGCCAAAAACAGCCATAATAATGATACATAATTGCTGGACTGGAGCTGTTGGAAATGCTAAAGAATTAAGAAAGACAGCTGATGATATGGATAAAATTGCTACAGCATATAAAGAAGCATATTTAGCTAAAGTAAATATAACAGAAGAAAGACTAGAAAAATTATTAGATGAAGAAAGTTATTTAACCGCACAAGAATGTATAGATATGGGATTTGCAGATGAAATTATAGAATTAAAAGTAAATAATTCTATAAATCAAGATGCAAGTATGTGTTTATACAAACTAGTTAATAAATTAAAACAACTAGAAAAACAAAGCAAAACAGAAATTATAAAAGATAAAATAGATGAAGATACAATAAACAAAATTGCTGAAAAAATAGTTGAACAAATAACAAAAAAAATGCAACAAGAAGAAAAACAAGACAAACATAACAAGAAACAAAATCAAGACACTTTAATAGTGTCTTTTTTAAAAGATTTTTTAAAATAAGAAAGGGGATTTTTCAATATGAAAAATGAAGATTTAAAACTAACAAATGAGGAAATAAAAACAAAAATAAAAAATGCTATAAAAAGTGAAAATGAAGACGAACAAATAGAAACATTAACAGAAGTGATGCAATATGTAGCACAAGAAGCAACATTAGAAGTAACCAAAACAATGAGAGAAACAAACAATGATAATATGATTATGACATCAAGAGGAGCAAAGATATTAACTGCAGAAGAAAGAAAATATTACACAAAATTAACCGAAGCAATGAAAGCAAATCAATCATTAACAGATGTAGATATAACAATGCCTACAACTGCAATTGATAGAATTTTTGAAGATTTGGAAGCTAAACATCCAATACTTTCTAAAATAAACTTCCAAAACGTAACAGGAATGGTAGAAATTATAGTAAGAACAGGAGACATAACTCCAGCTTGGTGGGGAAAATTAACTGATGAGATTAAAAAAGAATTAGAAAGCGGATTTGAAAAGAAACAAGTTAATTTATATAAATTAAGCGCATTCTTGCCAATCTGCAAATCACATCTTGATTTAGGACCAGCTTGGTTAGATTCTTTTATTAGAAAATTTATTGTAGAAGCATTAAGCATAGGACTAGAAGAAGGAATTGCGACAGGAACAGGGAAAGACCAACCGATTGGAATGAATAGAGATTTAGAAGGTGCAGTAGTAGAAGGAGTTTATCCAGAAAAAGCAGCATTAAAAATAAAAGATTTAAAACCTGCAACAATGGGAGCTATTGCAGCGGAATTGACAAATAAAGGAAAAAGAGAAGTTACAGAAATATTAATGGTAGTAAATCCAATAGATTATTTAACAAAAATATTTCCAGCAACAACAGTATTAAATGCAAATGGAACATATGTAAGAGATGTATTACCATTCCCAACAGACGTTATACAATGTAAAGGAGTGGCAGAAGGAAAGGTAATAGTAGGTTTACCAAAAAAATATTTTATGGGAATAGGTTCAGAAAGAAAAATAGTAGAATCCGATGAATACAGATTTTTAGAAGATGAAAGAGTTTATCTAGGAAAATTATATGGAAATGGATTTCCAGTTGACAACACATCTTTTATAGTCTTAGATATAACAGAGTTGGAAGCGGTAACACTAAAAGCACCTGTTGTAGACTCAGGTGTAACAACTCCTGGAACAGGATGAGAAACACCTGGAACGGGAGGAGAAACACCTGGTGGTACAGTCCCTGGAGGAAGTGAAGGACCAAGTGTGT